AGGTAAGTTTTGGAAACTTGCCCAACCTAAACTTTGTCCTTCACTATCGTATCCTACACCTGTTGTTTCAAATTTAGTAGCAATATCGACAAGTAAACCTACGAATAGTAAAACTACTCCTAGCCATGCCATTACGCCACCAATTAAGACACCTGCTCCAGCAACTATGATTAACACAGGTGCTAATAGGTATCTTAGGTTTAATAGAATGTTTCCCATTTGATTATCCTCCTATCAAATAGTTAATTGTTATACTTGGAGTATATCGTAAGGAACAAAAAAAGTCAAGCTTAATTTGACTTAAATTGAGGGACGATTTATTTTGCCACCAAGTAACTGTTATTATTTAGTAGTTTGGTAACCTATGTATTGAATTATTTTCTGTGTTTCACTTTATAATAATATACTAATATTTAAAATGCTGATACATCACTTGCTTTAAAGTGTGGACTTGAAGATGAGGACCTAGAACCAGCGTATAAAATCATATTGGTTGTCATATCATCAGCTAAACTTTTATTTTTTTCAAAAAGTTCTATCATAGAACCGCCTAGATATTTACTAAATAAAAATTGAGCTTTTGCTCTTATAGAAAGTGTTTTATTTCCTAAATCTTTTTTTGTGTATCCTTTTTCTTTAGATAATTGCATAAATAAATCTAACTCATCTTCAAATTTTGATTTACTATAATTTTGTACAAATTTAAAAACAGCTTTTGAAATTGGGTGTTCTATTGCTTTTTCAAAATTTCCAGATTCCATCATAGTAGATATTTGAATAGCTTCATCAATAACTTTTTTTTGATTTCGTAAAGAAAACATTTCACCAGCTTTTGCATTTATTGATTTTAAAACATCACCTATTGACTGACCAGCAAGACCTCCATCAAGTGCTTCTTTTCCGCCTGTAATAATACCTTGATAAGAATATGTTGGTGCTTTTCCTTTTTTTGCACCTGATGAACCTTTATCTCTAAATTGTAATAAATTTCCTTTATCTGTAAATTTTATATAGATATCTTTTGAATTAAATACATTATCTGTTTTACTAAAAATATATCCTTGATATCCTATGTTTTGTTGTTTCAATTGTTTTTCTATATCACCTTCTACATAATTAATTGTTTTAATAATAGTACTTTTACTATTAGGAGATTTTTTTAAAGATAATGGTAATAATTCTCCATCATCAATAAGTGATTTAACAAAAAGATTTAAAATAGAAAAATCTTTAAAATTATTTATTGATTTTATAGTAAATTTGCCTATTTTGTATGATACTTCAGAACCATTAGCAAGATTAGATAATAATTGTTTTGCTTTGTTTGTTGCTAAATAAATGTCAGCAGGATTCCATTTATTAATATTATTAAATACTAGGGAGTTTTTTCCTTCATCTGAGTTTGCTTTTTTAGTTTGTTCATTAGTATATTTCCACAATATGTCTAAACTGCCAAAAACATCTTTATCTCCTCTTACATAAAATAATTCTATCCCTTTTGGTTTAATTTTATTATGAGTTTTTTTAGCTAAATCTTTTGTTGCTTTAAATAAATTGTTTGCAATATTAGTAGAAGACATAAACCATTCTATATCATTTTTTAAAAATGTTTCTATTTCCACTAAAGTAACACCTGGTGTTTTTACATTACCAGAAACTATACTAATTTCATTTTTATATTCTTTTTTAAACTTATTATAGTTTTCAAGCATAGGTATGGGTTTACCTAAATAATCTACTATAGCACTAAAAAGTGCTTGAGCTGCTTCTGCTTGTTTTGGTGAATCTGCCATACATACTATTTATAACTTATAACTTGAAATCAGAAAACTTTTCGTATGCACCCTCTGGTGTTATCTGGTCATCAGAATTATCTTCTGATTGATTACTATCAACAATGTTCTGAGCAGAAGCTTCAACATCAAATAATCTCATTTTAGAACGGTCTACACCTATGATAAAAGAACGATTCATACTTGGGTCTCCGAATCTGTTCTTTAATTGTTTGACTTTTAATTGACCTAATTGGTCTAACTCATCATTAGAGATTAGTGCAAACATGAAGTCTGCTGTTGCCGGCAACCCAAATGATTCTGCCGTATCTTCTAGACCGATATCTGTTGATGTAAAACCACTTCTTGTTGTTTGAGTAGCAGAAAATATAGGCATATCAAATTCAACTGCAAGTCCCCTTAACTCCTCAGCAATTGCCTTGATATAAAAATATGATGAGATATTACCACCTTTAAATCTACTACTCGCACATATATTGAGGTAATCTATAAATACGACATCTGGTTTAAAAGTTTTCTTCAATGATAATTCGTTTAGTAATGCTCTGAAATGACCACTATGAGCAGAAGCAGTAGGATATTCTTTGATGATTAATTTACCGACTGTCTTGTTTTGTAGTTTAGACATTTTACTTTCATACATATCTCTTGGCATGACATGTAAATCATCTATTGTAACATCCATTAAATTGGCGTCTACTCTTTCTGCAATTCTTTCTTCTGCCATTTCAAGAGTAATGTATAAAACATTTTTGCCTTGTGTTAACCAGTTTGAGGCTGCATGACACATGAACAACGATTTACCAACGCCGGTGCCGGCAAGTGCAATGTTAAGTGTTTTACTTGGCACACCACCTTTAGTAATCTTGTTAAAGTAATCTAAGTCAAACTTAAATCTTTTTTCTCTTTTGTGATAGAAATCAAATCTTGATTCAGCGTCTTCAACATAATCATGACCGACATGATTGTCAAAAGATACTGCAAGTGCTTCAGATAAAATTTGAGGTATCGCCTCTGGATTTTGTTTTTTATCTTTACCATCTAGAATTTGAATACCTGATAAGACTGCATTGTGTACTGCCCTATCTTTACAAAACTTTTCTGTTGTATCTAGTAGCCATGGTAATTCTACTTCTTCATGGTTAAGATTATCAATTATCTTTTTAATTTCAGATAATTCTTCTTCTCTTAAATCTTTTCTTTTAGTTAATTCTACATTAATTGTTTCTTTTGTTGGTAGATTTTTATACTTATGTATAAAGTTAGATACTTCACCAAATAATATTGATTCATTTTTACTAGTAAAAAATTCTTCTTTGATAAACGGTAAAACCTTTCTTGTAAAGTCTTCATTGAAAAATAAATTTCTTAATATAATTCTTTCTATTCTATCACTCATTCGTGTCCTCAAATTTTAAATCAAGTTTACCTGTTGCTAATTGTTCTTCTACTAAATCAATTAATATATCACCTATGTGGTCAATAAACTCTTGTTCATCAATGTCCACATCTTTAGGATTTTTTAGAATATTGTAATCGAATATTACTGAAAGTTTTTGTTTATCTTCTACTTCTTTAAAACCAACATTACCATACTTATAAATTACTTCTGCATACTTACCTTCTGTAAGTTTTATACAAGTATAATCATCTTCTTGTCTTTGTGCAAAAGTATATGGTTTAGTCTTCGATTCCGTAGGTGAATTTTCTTTTTGTGTACTCATCAATCTTCTCTAATACTTCTTTAGTGAAATATTTTTCAGGTTCATTATTAATAGTTTTTGCATATTGTTTATTACCATCTGGCAATTCATATCTTGTTGATACTTTTTTAAATAGACCACATTCTTCTGCTAAATCTATAAGACCATAATATTTGTCTAGACCTGTTTTGTATGATAGTCTAACATCTACTTGTTCATTTTCTTTTGTAATTCTAGACTTATAATTTTTACAACGAATTATATTACCTACAATTTCTGTGCCATCTTTTTCTTTTCTTTTACCTAGATATACAATACTTGAAGCTGCATATTTAAGACCGGAACCACCACCCATTTCTTTTTGTGGGAACATAGAACCAATCACATCATATGTATGATTAGTCATAATCATTGGCACATTTGCCTGACCTAATTTTAAAGTTAATACTCTAAATGTAGATTTAACTATTTGACTTCTAGTCATATCTCTTGTTTCTTTACCTTCAGCAGTATCTTCCATTTCTTTTGTAGTAGATAACATACCTAAAGAATCAAGAACAAACATAATAGGTTTTCTTTTACTTTCTTCTTGTTCTAAATACTTGTCAATAATTTTTATTGATTGTGTTCTAAACTCTTGTACTGTTGCAACTGGCACAACAACTGTTCTTTGTGTATCTATACCTCTTTGTTCGAGCATATCTTTTGATACTGCATTTTCTGATTCAAAATAAATTATACCAGCATCCTTATCAATGTCAAG